GTCTCGACAGCGTCGGCGGGGAGGACCTTGCCGATGTGGGCTTCGGGGTTGTCCCACATGTGATTCCAGATCACCGGAATCGGGTCGCCCTTCTCCTGCCAGCGGGCAAGCGACTTGCCGAACGCGCCAGGCATCACCCGATCTCCGCCACGGTCGACGTTGCCGAACACCGAAACGAGAGCTTCGAACTCGCCAGCCTTGCCGGCGGACTTGAACGATGCGACTTCGAACGCGCGTATCTGGTCGTAGGGCTTCGTCATGGGAGATTCTCCTCAGATTTCTAGGCGCCGCCTATTGACATGCGGTAGGCGACGCCGTATATTGAAGACATGAACTTCACCCAGCCGCTCAGCACCCACAACACCCTCAACGAGGCGGCCGAGCGTGCCGCCTACTGGGCGACCATCAACGGTCGCCGGTTCGCCGTAAAGGCGGACCATGTCGACGGGTGGGGCAACAAGCCCCGCTGGTCGGTGGTCGGCGAGCGCTGACCGCTACCACCGGAACCCCCGCTACGGCGGGGGTTCTTTCGCGTCTAGGCAGCGGCAGCGATGCGGGGTACCCGCACGCTCTTCGTCATCTCGAACACAGCACGCAGGGCAGCGACGTCATCGCCCACAGCGTCGACCATGGCGAACGTCTCGGCGTTGACGGCCTGCGCCATCTTCAGCGAATCAGGCACCACCTCGGCGAGATCGGCAGCCAGCTCCACATCCCAACGGTCACGACTCGCAGCGCGCGCCTTCGGCGACGTGAGCGCCACCGCCTGCCGGTCGAGGTGACGGATGAGGATCTGCCGTACCCGCTGCTCGAGCTCGTAATCAGCAGCAGCAGCCGCCATCAACGGCAGCGGTTCAGGTGTAGAGCGGTCAGCAGTCGGCACGGTGGTGGCCGGCTGCCCGCCGTACATGACGTTCAGGGGCTGCACAGGGACGTCGTAGGCCTCGTCGTCGATGCGGGGAAGGTTCATACGGGCGCGGCCCTCATTGACGGACACCGACGGCACACCGACAGCCGTAGTGATCACCCGCGCCTGCTCCTCGAACGAACCCTTCAGCTTCTCGGACAGGTTGAACTCGAAGTACGTACCGGCGCGCCCCAACGGCTGCACCTTCGGCAGGAGCTGCAGCTCGATCTCGTCCTGCATGTAACGCAAGAACGGCCCTAGCACGTCCTGGTACATCTGGCGGTGGTTCTCCTCGGAACCGGTAGCCGTCGCAGTCTCCAGCCAGGCGCGCCCACCGATCGGACCGAAGTAGACGATGGCCACCTCTTCGTAGGTCAGCCGGCGCGACGCCACATACTCCTCGTGGTGGGCGTCAAACGTCGGCATCTCCCACGTCATGCCGTCCTCGAGCAGCGCCACCTTCCCCGCGTTCATCGGGCCTGAGAGCAGGTTGTCGACGTCGGCGCGGAAGCGGGTCTGTGCAACGTCGGTCCACTCTGGCGCGGCCAGGGGCCGGCGGATGATGCCGGAGGCCCGTACAGCGTTCTCCTGCATGGCCTCACGGGCGATCTGCGAGGCGCGGTCCTCCTGCAGCACCCGACGCAGCGTCTCCAGCGGAGAGACGCCCTCAGCGTCCGTGTCGGGCGAGTAGCCGGGGAAGACCACGAGCTCGTCGCGCGGGATCTCCTTGCCGTCGAGGCGGTAGACCCGCTGCCCGCGAGCCTCGTCGTACTCCACCAGCAGCTTCGCCGGGGACACGCGCCCGATGCCGATGCGAGTACCGCGCCGTGCGATGCGCCAATAGGCCCGGTCGTAGATGGCGATGTCCGCGACGGTGGCGAACATGTGCGAGTAGCGGGTGGTGCGATCGTTCGGCGCCCTCAGGAGCTCGGCCAGTGGGTGATCGTTGGCTTCCATCCGATCGGTGTCCGAGATCCGCACGTACACCTTGCCGTTGAGCTGCGCGATGTTGCGCGCCAGGAAGTCGACCACTGCCCGCACAGCCGGCTGCTGGCGGTACATAGCGCCGTACGTCGACCAGTACGAGCCGTACGTGGACGTGAGCGACAACATGAGCGACTGTGAGAACTCGACGGACTTGAGTCCTGCCGGCTCGAGCGTCTTCGGGGGTGCGTAGACACCGAGGGAGGCTGGTCGCTTCATCTACCGGACACCTCCCAATATTTCTGGACGTCGCCTATTGACACTGGATACCCGACGCTGTATATTGAAGACATGAGCGAAACGCACATCAAGCTGACAGCGACCGGCGCCGTCCACCTGGCGCACGTCCATCCCGGCCAGACCATCCCGACCAACCGCCCGACCTGCGGGGCTGGCAATCGCCGGTCTAAGGGAACCGTCACCGCCCAGCCCGTGACCTGCGCAAAGTGCCTGGCGAAGTGATGGACATCACCGAATACGCCGTGCAAGCTGTCAGTCGCAGCACAGGATCAAGTGGCCGATGGGTCAACTGCTCCCCACCAATCCGCAGTCGCCACGAAGCCAACCGCATCATGGAAGAGCGTCGGCTCCGGAACGGACAGCGAGCGGTGTACCGCATCGTTACCCGCACAGTCACGCCGTGGACACCGGACAACACCTGAACCCCCACCGAGGAACCCCCCGCCACAAGCGGGGGGTTTCTTCGCGTCTAGGGCAGATTTCTCAGCGTCGCCTATTGACACCGGATACCCGACGCTGTATATTGAAGGCATGAGCAGCACGCAGACCACCGAGAACATCCACCACGAGGCCATCCTCGCCAACCTCGCCAACGCTCGCCAGAACGTCACGATCTGCCTGGAGCACCTCAAGGGCGCCCAGCGCATCGAGAACGCCGAGCTGGCTCGCACCTGGACGACCAACCTCGCCGACTGGAACTCGCAAGTCGCTTGCCTGGAGAGCGTGCTCGGATACGTCGCCGAGTCCCGCTGACACCACCGAGGAGCCCCCGCTACGGCGGGGGTTTCTTCGCGTCTAGGGCAGATTTCTCAGCGTCGCCTATTGACTTACCGGCGCCGGTTATGCCATAATGAAGACATGAGCAACGCAGCGACCTACACCCTCGACGCCGAGAAGAACGGCCAGTACTTCGAGGATCACGGCCTCACCGCTGAGCAGATCGCAAACGCACGGGCGACTAGGGCAGATTTCTCAGCGTCGCCTATTGACACTGGATACCCGACGCTGTATATTGAAAGGCATGAGCGAGCAGGAAATCTTCGAAGCAGCCAAGCAGACCATCACCCTGATGACAGCCAGCCGTCTGGCTGCCGGGATGGCTCCCGACGCCGCCGTCAAGTCCGCAGTCGCCGCCTTCATGCGGATGTGCGAAGAGGGCTGACCAACCCCCACCGAGGAGCCCCCGCTACGGCGGGGGTTTCTTCGCGTCTAGCGGCCGAACGTCACCATCCCACGCGACTCGTACGCAGACCGCGCCGCCGTATCCGGCACACCACCAAGCGCCAACGTCACAGCCGTAAGAGGCGTGATGTTCCCGCGCGCCCTACGACGCTGCCACACATCACCAGCACCCGACGCCACCAACTCCGCAGACTGCACCGCCAAGGAGAGCTCCTCCTCGCCACGGTGGCGCATCTCGCCAGCCAACGCAGCCACGATGATCTGACCCACCGACGCCGCGTAGTCCTGCTGACCCACCTCCTCGACAGAGATCCCAGCCTCGCGGAACGGATCGATGAACGACGCAGCCGGCGACCCCCGCACAATCCGGATCGGCAACCCGAACTTCGCCGAAATACGGGCGCCAGCCTCGAACACCCACCCGATCGAAGACAAGTCAGCGCCCTCAGGAGGCGGCAACACCTCGACGTGATACAAGCCGTCCTCGCGCCGACCGGCCCAGCCGAACGACGCCGCACGCCGATCCTGTGACACCTCCAGCGCAATCGACCGGTGCGACGCAATCACCGACTCAGCATCCACCAGAGCACGCCAGCGGCCAGCCAAACCGCCAGTGTCCACCTCGTCCCAAATCCCGAGGGCCTCACGACGGAACGCATCCACCGTCAAGTTCTGTTTCATCCGCAGCATCGCAGCCTCATTGGTGCGACCAGGGAACGACGGGTTAGCCCGCGCCCACTGCTCACGATCCAACAGGTCGCAACCCCTGTCAGCGGAGAACTCCACATACATCGTGTCATCCGACTCGCCAGCGAGGGCCTCGGAGCGCTTCCGCAGGAACACATCAGACGGGTCATCAGGCGTCGGCGGAGTCCCGATGAAGAACAGCAGCGGATTACGCGCCGTGTTCGTCGCCGGCACCATGTCATCCAGCGCTTTATCCGTCAAGATCTGCGCCTCGTCGAACACCTCGACGTCCACATCATCGAAGCCACGACCAAAGCCACGCTCACGAGCTCCGAACATGATCCTCGAACCGTTCGAGAACCTGATTTCCTGGTCACCAGACCCCAGGCGGGGACGATCGATGTACGGCGCCACCTTCGGCCGACGACTGAACCCCTGCATCTTGCGGAACAGCTCGTTAGCCGTCCTCAACCGGTGAGCAGTCCACAACACCGTGGTCCCCGGCTCGAGCAGGCACACCGCGAACACAATGGCGCCCACCAGGAACGTCTTACCAACCTGGCGCGGGATGGCCAGCACCACCCCACCGATCCCCGCCGCGTACTGACCGTCAGCACGCTTCCCGAGAGCAGCACGGCCGATGCCGTCCTCCCAGGCGTCGCCACCATCGAACCGCACACCGAACCGCTCCGCCGTGTCCCGCACAGCAGGCCAGCCCGTCGAGACGATCCCCGAGGGCAGCACTACGTGCCGCGCTACCTCAGAGAGCCGACGGGTCGAACTGGGCGTCTGCCGTGTCAGCAGGTCCATTGCCCTCCTCGGCAGAAGCAGCCTTAAGGGCAGCGATGTCTTTACGGATCTCCTGCAACCGCTTAGTCAGCGACGCAAGAGCAGCCGGCGGACACTTAGGGTCATCGAGCGCCGCCGCAACCCGCGCTAAAGCAAGCTTGAGCATCTCTAACTCTGTGCCGTCGTAAACAGCGTCGGCAATGGTGCGGTTAACGACTAATGAGGGCTTAAGCATTAAACGCCGCCTTTAATGCTTTAAAATGCAACGGATATAGGCGCGAGGCTCG